GCAGCGGCCACCACCGTTGCCCGCGCCCTTGATGATGTGCTTTGCCCCGCCGTAGAAAATAGGGTACTGAAGGTTGCAGCCACCGCCGCCGGTCCATCCCGCGTCACCGTCAGACCAGAACGTGTTACTGAATACCTCCACCTCGGTGGGCACCCACAGCTTGCCCATGGTGTTCCAGTCCCAGCCGGTATCGCTTTCCAACGCCCCAGCCGCAGAAAAACGATGCTCCAACAGGGCGATTTTTTCCACAATGCAGGGTTTCAGGTCAGCAGGCAGGGCCGCGTATACGCCTACCGTTTCATCGTTCAAGGTATGGAACAGCTTGGAGGCCCGCCACGGATTGGGTTCGGCTGCGGTTCCGTTGTTGGTGGCGGTGTCGTTGAACACCTTCGTACCCGCCAGACAGTCACGGGAAATAAAGTCAACATGATGGCCGATCATGGTGGGATAGCCGCACTTGTAATAGTGGTCAATTCCGGCCACCTCCATGATCACCACCTCGCCGGTAGTCAGGGTGATGGTCTTATAGTCACCGATATGGATCCCGGCCATGTCACCGGCCAGAATACGCGCCCGCAGGTTTGCCCAGCTGTCGGTCAGTTCCTTGCCATAGGGGACCCCGCCGGCCAGAAAGGTTTCCTTGAAAAACTCGGTTGCCGCGTCAAGCGGCGCCCGCCCCGTCCCCTTTGCGTCTGTGTCCACCAGGATCGTGTCCGTCCCCTGCAGACCAGTGATTTTCTGCAATTCGTTTGTTTTCAAACTCATTGTCTTTTCCTCCCGTTAAAGTATTTTGACAGCGGAAATTTCCGCGCTGTCCCTGGTTGTAATGACCGCCCCATTTCTCCCCGCCAGCGGTGTGGCCAGACTGCCGGACATGATGGCATTGGTAAGCGCCTGGAGGCGGCGGGTGTAGTCCGCCCGAATATCGTTGACCAGTTGGAACAGCAGGGCGGTTTCTGCTCCGCAGCTGCATTTCTGGCGGTTTTCGGGTTCCTTCCTATATACGGATATTCCGGCGCCGTCCCTGGTTACGATCTCCTCCCCGGCCCTGTCTGCCAGCGGCGAATAAACCCGCCCGGTCAGGATTTCCCCAGCAATTTGTCCGTAAATTTGCGGCATGACGGCAGCGGTACAATATTCCGCCACGTCCTGGGCAGTCATCCACGCCTCTGCCGGATAGCCCAACGAAACCTCCACGCCTGCGGTCACAGTTATGGACACCTGATAGCGGCGCACGTCCGGGGCCATGCCCTGGGTGTATGCGCTGACATACTGCTTTGCGTCGCCCAGGGAGCCATAGTAGACCATGACATTTTCCCGCGTGTCCGGGTCCCTGGCATAGATGGCAAAGCCGCCGATCCAGAAACCCACGGCAAGGCCACCGTTTAAGTCGCTGCGGTATTCCACCGTCATGGTGGCCGTGCTGTCCTTTACCGTGGGCACGGTGCTGGTTCCGGCAGGCCCCGGATCAATGGGGGCAGTCAGTTTTCTGGCCGCGTCCGCGCTGGCCGCCGTTCCCTTTTCCATGATCACGCCGGACAATTCCAGCGTTTGCCCCGCCACCATTTTGGCCAGCAGGCGGTTTCCGGCCTCTGTAATTACAAAACCGTAAAACATGGTTTCCTCCTTTTACCCTGCCGCCGGCATAGCGGTGGCGGTGATTGTTCCGAAAATGCCAGCGGCGTATGCGTTGGCGTTCATGCCGTATTCCGTCCCCGCCTCCGGCAATGTGGTGGCGGTGAAAGAATCAAAAGCGCCGCCCATTTGAATTTCTGCTGTCAGCGGATATTCCTTTTTGATTTCCGGCAGGGGCGTGGACATATACCCGCGCCCCATTCTGCTGATAAAGTTTAGGATCTCCGCCTCAAATGTGGAAAGAGTGATCACGCCGTCCAGCCAGCTGGACAGGCGCTTGACGCTCCCCAGTACCCGCCGGAACTCCTCCAGGTCCTCCGGGTTGATCTGCCCGCCGTTCTGCCCTACACAGGCGCGAAAATGGTGCGGATCCCCGTCGTAGTCGTACCACTCCTCTATGTAACCGGCCCCGAAAATGATTTCTATGATCCGGTTACACGCCGCCGGGGTTCCCATGTGTGCGTAAAATGCCAGGGTTCCCTCCACCAGCGCCCGCTTGACCTCAATGGAAAATTTCTGATTATAGGCCGGGGTCCGCAGTTCCACCGCCAGCACGTCCAGGATCTTCTCCGGCATGGAGGCCACGGCGGCGTAAATATGCACCCCGTCCGCGTAGGCGCACAGTTTTTCGATCTGCCGCCCCAGGGCATAGGCAAAAGCCTGGGTTTCCAGTTGGCTGGCCAGGTTCTCCGGCATAATGTCCGTGAAACGGCTGCCCCGCAGGTCAATCATCCTCCAGCCCTCCATAGCGGACGGCCTGGCCGGTCAGGACCGCCACGGACTTGGCGCCCACGATCTGGTGGACGGGGGCGGCCATTTCCACCCGCTTGGCCCCCGCCGCCATGACCATTTCCCCCAGCTTGGAGGGGTTAATGTCCCGGCCTATGGCCCGCTGCCATGCGGTATATTGACCCACAGCGGCGGCCACGGCGGTCTGAATATCCACGGCCCGGTTGCTGTCGCTCCGGTTGATGTAATAGGTCAGGTCGATGGAGTATTCCACCTCCGCCGGGGCGGCCACCCGCACCAGGTCCGTCATGGGTCTAATGTTGTTGTCCCGCAGGTAGTTTTCCAGGCCGGTGATCATTTCCTCCGGCGGTTTGCTCCCGTCCGTCATAAGGAAATAAAGATCCACGGTGCCCGCCGCCTGGTCGCTCACCACCACCACGTCGCCCACGTTCACGTTGAACTTTTTGGCGTGGTATTTGTAATTTGCCTCCGGTCCGGCGGTGGAGTAGGATCCGGGGAACAGGTAGACCCGCTCCGCCAGGTGGTCGTCGCTCTCCACCTCCGCGCCGCCGGCGGTCACGGTGATATTGGACACGCTGGCCATGTAGGGGATCGGATCCACCAGCTTGGACAGTTCCCCCACGGCCAGGCGGTTGCCCGCCTCTCCGGTCATGGTACAGGCCGCCGACACGTCCACCGACATGGCCCCCGCCGGGATCTCCATATATTGCGTGGTTGCGAAATACACGGACCAGTCCGGCACCGCCGCCCTGGTGCCCACCGGGATCCCCGTGGCCGCCTCCCGCTCCGCCGAAAGAGTAAAGCGCAGGGTGGTGGTGGCCGCCGCCGCCGGTTCCCGTGTCAGCCCCTTAAAGGCCGCCAGGTGGTCCAGGAATTTGGAATAGCTGTATTTCAAAAGGTTCTGCTTGCCCGCTCGGTCAATGTACTGCAGGGCGTGGTAGATTTGCGCCGCCGCTGCGTATAACTCCATACGGTGGGGGCTGGCCCGGTCCAGGGTCAGCGGGCGCCCGGTGGCCTGGGACATAAATGCCTCATAGTCCGCCACCATTTCCCCGCGTATATCCTCCACCGTTGCCCCGTCAATGAAACTAACGTCCGGCAGGTTCTTCACCACCGAAATTTCAGGCACGGGTGATCACCACCTTTGGCTTGATGTGCCCTTGTTCTCCATAATTCCATGTAACTTCATAGACCCGCACCCACGGAATGAACTGCGGGACCTTTTTTGTTACCTCCGCCGTGTATAGGCTTTTTACCACCTCCGGGGGCTTGTCCACATAGTTCTGTTGGATCCCAAACTCCCGATCCAGCGGCATGGTGCCCACCTGGGTGGACAGCAGCAGGGCCAGCTGCCGGTCCAGTTCCTCCAGGGCGTTGTCCTGGAACGTGTATTCCAGTTTGAAGTCGTACAGTTGCAAGTTGGTCCCGTGTGTCATGTGTATTCCTCCAGGGTAATGGTCAGGTTTGCCTTGGCCAGTTCGCCGTGGGCGTACATATCGCCCCATGTTTCACTGGAGGAGGCCAGACAAAACGGGTGGCGGCCCACTGGCCTGCCCTTTATGATCAAATATTCCGCGTCGCCGCTCTCCACCATGCGCTCCACCAGTTCCAGCATTTTGCGGGGCTTGACGCCCAGGGCGGCGGACAGGGTAATGGGCAGGTTGATCTTCTGGTTGCCCGCCCCCAAAAATTCCTTTTTGGGTTTTACGCCCATGACCTCATGCTCCACCCACCGCCCGGAAACCTCGCGGGTCATGCCCTTAAAGGTCAAAACGGCGCTGTCGCTCACCTGAAAGACGATCCCGCCCAGCGATCCAATGGCCACAGCTTACCCCCCTATCCTCACATTGTCGCTGCCGTCCTTGACCGTCCCGCCGATGGAAACGGCGTCCCCGGTCCTGGCGGCTGGTTTTCCGTTTATAAATACCGTGGCACTCCCGGCGGCGATCACGTCCTGGTGGCCGGGGTGGGCGACACAGCCGTGGGTGGAATAGTGATCCCCCACCCGCCCGGCGCCCCGTTTGTTTACGTTCACGTCCGGGCTATACTCCACCAGGGGGACAGGGGGGCAGGCGTCGTGTCCGGTGCATTGGTCCCCTTTTCGCGTTGCCGCCGGCATGGCCTCCGCCTCCTCTCCTTTAGTTCAGGTCAATGGTTTTCCCGTTGATGGTGATGGCGCCGCCCGCCGTAATGTTCAGGGTCCCGTCACAGTGGATCGTCAGGTCCTTGGCCTTGCCGTCATAGCGGACCATGGCCACGCCTGGGGCGCGGTCCATGTCCAGGCGGTACAGCTTTTCCGCCCCCTCCGGCGGTTTTGTTTTCCCGCTCCAGGGGCGGCCCAGGACCACCCCGGCCTCGCTGCCATTGGACAGATGGAGGACCAAAACCTGATCCCCCACCTCCGGCATACTGTAAACCCCGGAAAAAACCGTGGACAGAATGGGGATCATGCGGGTCACGTCGTCGTCTTTTTCGTGGTACACCACCCGCACCATGCCGGCGGGGTGGTCCACGGCTGAAACCTTGCCCAGCCGGATCTCGTTTCCCATGTGCGCCTCCTCTCCTCATTCCACCAGGGACAGGTCCAGGTCCATGGTGTAGCCGCTGCCGCCGATGTGGTGGGTGATCTGGTCAATGTAATATTTCCCGGACAGTTTCCCCAGGCCCACCATGGCCACGCATTGGGAGGCCACCAGGGAGGCAGTGCCCATGATGGTCACGGACATTTTGCTGGCGCCATGGTTGGCGTTGGCCACCGCCGCCTTGATCTTGCGCTCCGCGTCGGCTTTGTTGTCCGCCTTGCCGGAAACTTTCAGGATCCGGGGACCCTCTCCCACGTTGACCTTTATTTCCTCCTCGGTGCCGGGGTCCGTGTATGTGTACTCCCCGCCGGTGTAGGTGCCGGCCAGTTTCCGGTCCCAGTTCCAGGACTGGATCATGTCCGGGGTGATGGTGGCCGCCGGCCCTTTGGCCTTGTATGCCTCCCGGTCAAAAACCACGATTTTTTTAGAATAGACTTTCATGGCCAGGCCGTAGGTGCTGCACAGTTCCATGTAAAAATCGCAGTCTGTCCGCTCGGATTGCTCTATGGTCTTGATCTGAATGGGGCCGCCCTCCACGTCATAGGACAGGGACACGCCCGCCCGGCCCGCGATCTCCTTTCCGATCTCCTCCACGGTGACATTTTCCCAGGTTTTGCTCCGCTCGGTTTCCCGGAAAGAACTGTCCGCTGGGACGGACACGCCGGAAATGGTGCCCGCTATGGGCCAGCCGGAAAAATTGAAGTTGTCCAGCACAAAGGACCCGCAGGGCAGGATCCGGGTGTCACCCGGTCCGGCCCAGTCCATGGCCTTGATGGTGGCCGCCAGGGTGTCCCCGGTTTCAGGAAACCACGGGCCGATCCACGTCCCGCCCCGGTCATGGATCGAAACGTCTATACTGTCCGCCTCTCCGCTGGCCGGGTCTGTATAGGTCACGTCTTTTTGGTAGCCGCTCATTTTACCGGCCACGGCTGCGCCGTTCCAGGTCAGATCCACATACGCCCGCCGTGTCCTCATGCCTCGGTCCTCCATATCGGCATATTATCCGCCAGACTGTCCGCCGGCGGGTCCGGTGTCTGGAGGACCACCCCGGCCTGAAACCGGAACGTGTCCAGGTTGGGGTGGTTGTTCTCCATCAGCCAGCCGGTATATTTCACGCTGCCATAAACCCGGTGGGCGATAGCGTCCCAGGCGTCCCCCTGCCGGGTGGTATATGTGCCTGCCATGGTCCGCTCCTCCTTTACCGTGTGGACGCGCTCAAATTCTTGCGGCGCTCCTCCGCTTTCA